CCGAGTATCTAGGCGAGTATGGACAGATATACACCATGCCGGATAAGGAAAGTGAACTATTGGACTTTCTACCGGCTGAACAATTTGAATTCCTGAAAAGGAAGTCAGTGTATCATCCAGACTTAGACTGTGAAGTCGGAGCTCTCGTTGACAAATCTATATTCAAGAGTTTGCATTGTTTCATGCGTGATTCTGGTTCGCCAGACACGGAGGAAGTTGCAGCTGCTAAGAATGTGGATACCGCTCTGAGCGAATGGTTTAACCATGGCAGAGAGGTTTACGAGAAGCGTAGGCAGGAGATGAAGGAGGTCGCGCATAGGGCAGGCATAACAGGTTTCTGTAAGGAATTGGAAACCTCCTATGACGCGCGGGTTGAACGCTGGATTGATAACTACAAGGATGAGCCACGGCTCAAAGGTAGGAAGATCAAATTGCCAGACAAACCCCTGGATCCTGAAGCATGATGTAAAACTGCTTCACCCCGTCCTGAGTAAGACATTAAACTACTCGCCCCGTTGACCCATGGGGTTCTTTGTTGTATAGTTAAAGAGGTCTTTGTGTTATTGGTTACCACGTGCATGTTGTACTTTTATCGTTCTTTCATAAATATGTATAAGAAGGCTTTACACAAAAGGGTGGGCTCTATTTAGAGCAGTGTCCCCGCACAATTTTGAAACAACGGCCTCACAGTTCGACTCGACTTGTGAGATGTAAATAAATGAGTCACTTTAGTATCTGTTTTATATGGTACTGGTGCAGAATTCGGCATGGTCTGCACTGATGGAAACATGCCCAGCGCCTCGATGAGGAAGGTTTCGTACCAATCTGGTTCGAATTATGACTCATCGATCATGAAGATGGCGCACGAAGGATCGGAGAATGTTAAGTTTTCCGATCAGGCGGACCCGTATCTGTACACTATGGAGGATGCGGAGGATCCGACACGGAAACTCATGGATTCGAGCACGGCAGATCTTGGGAATTTCTTCAAGAGACCAATCAAGATCCATGAGGAGGAATGGGGC